CTGCAACATTGACCGCGATCCCGTGTGATCACTAATGATCATTATTAATATAACCATGTACCTATGTCGTCGGGACAAGAAGGGATGGAAGGGGGAGGGGGAAGGGAAGGGATGGGAACGTTGCGCATAAAAAAAGGGACAGCCGTTATGACTGCCCCCGATGCGCCTTACTTGGCAGGCTGAACAACTAGCTTGATAAAGCTTGTTCCCCAATGCGGTTTGGCTGACCGCGTGTTGTCACCGTTAAGCAACGCGCGTACTGACCACAACGCGTTCCCGCCACATTTGTGCGCCTTGACGGTAGCAACCACGTCCTGCAATGAACCACCTTTTAACACGATGGTTTGCATTGTAGCCCTCACACCACCAGTTTGCTTGGCGACTCTACCAATGCCCAAACCAGTTTCAGGTTTTTTACCGCCCCAACCAAAAGGAACTTCAGCCGGTGTGGCTAACGGCACAACTTGAACGTTAGCCATTGACCCGCCTGCGTGGTCCTTAACAAATTGGTTTATGTCAGCAAAGGTGCAACCGTTGATGCGGTCATTAACTTTGAACTCAACACCACCGGCAGTTTTTGCAGGAACCGCTTTTGGCTTGGTTGACTTGGGTTGTGCCTTGACCTTAGCCTTGGCAGTGGAAGACGCTTTAACTTGAGCGCGTTTTTTTAGAACGTTTGCATTTGGCATAATGTACTCCTTTCTACGAGTATTGGTTAATTGTTATATAGCTATACTTGCTATGGAAACCATTATAAAGCATTGCGCTGTGATGTACAACGTTGTTTAATCATTTTTAACTTTATTTAATCACGTGCCATGATTGCCTGTCGCGATCACATTTGATCACTTTTGATCGTACGGGATCACGAGCGATCGTTATTGATCAACGTACCTATTACCATTGCCCATGGTCAGTTCGGGGAAAGGAAGGGAGGGGATGGGATGGGATGGGGAAGAGAGTTGATGGGAGTTAATGTCCCAAAGGAAAACTGATAACGTGATTAATTATGCCGCTCCAGTCGTAAGGGGCAGTGGTCATGTAGTCAGGGGTCAGGGGTTCATTGTCAACGGAACTTTCGCCTATTATAAGGGCGCGTTTGCCATGAAATAAATTCAGGGATCCCGCGGAAGGCTGCTCAACCAAGTTCCAAACGTTGCCTTTTTGTGAAACATACTGTGTTTGCCACGCTATTTGATGGGGACGTAATTGGACAAACTTAAACGACTTTAACCTGTGAACCTTTAATTCAACCCAAAAAGCATGACCATCTACTATGCCATGCAGATCGGGTACTCCGGGGAGCGCCCAAGACTCTAAGCGTGTCCATATCACACCAGTGTGGGCGGTGTTTTGTTTGAGTTTTTTCCACAGCTTAGACTCAGGCTTGGCTGTCATTAAATAATTTCTCTCACAAAGTAAATTGGAGGAGGGCGGTTGTGATGATCATAATTAACGTGGAAGTCAACAATTTCATAAGCACATTCCCAGTCTTTTTCAACAATATGTACAGTCCTTTTGTTTATTTCATGGACAGCAGTGGGGGCTTCATTTGGGAAGTAAGGAGTTTTGTAGTGGACATTAAAATCATAATCGTCAGTTTCCATGAGCACATGCAGTAAACGAGGATCTTGTTTATGCTGTTCCTCTTCAAATACATACCACATGTGATTATTTTCTCCCAACCCTATTTTTGCTAGACTGTGTATCGTGTTATGAAGCTCGGGGTCTAGTTCTTTGTAAGGAGCTATAAATCCTTCCTCCAACCATTTTTTGGTAGAAGTTAGCTCCCAGTAATTTTTGTTGTTTAGATCTAACATTATGCTACCTCCTTCCAGCCAACGTCTTCACAGTTATACGTTTTAAAACCGTCGTTACCGTCAACCACTACATAATCACCTACAGATGTTGAACGGTGACCTCGTTTAAAACCGTTTTCATCAACTCTAAGCGGCTCTACAACTTCAACGTTTTCAAAATAATCTGTGTTGTCATATTCTTCTTTTTCTTGGATAAAGGTAAGATCTCCTGACCATGTACCCGCAAGATTATTAGTTTTGCGAAACACTTCTTCAAGAGCTTGATTTACAGGTACATCACTTTTAATGTAGACGTTTGCTACATGAACAGCCTTTGGTTCATACGCTTTGTGATAAACCTGATATTTTAATAATTTCATTGGTTTTTTCCCATTAAGTTTTTAACACCCCTTTATAGTAGCAACAAGGTACGGCGGGAACACGCGCTAGTTAGTCCTTTTTATCAGGCGTCACGTCAATAATTACATTGTTTTCGGTCACTGCGGCGAGTGCAGGAAACTCCTCCTGTATACGTTTTATTTCACGTAACACTTCTTCACGTCCCATCTGGTCTATGTTTCCGTGCATGATTTCCTTACGATCTATATACAATCCGGCTGCTTGACCTCTAGATTTTTCAGCAGCGACAGCGGCGGCGTAGTTGTTGTTTTGAAGCGCTTCGTCACGTATTTGAGCAAGCTGTTTGACATGGGATTCAAAATTGACCTCATATTTGCGAGCCAGTTCAAGTTTCAGTTCTTTGATTCGGGCTACAACGTGGGGATACCTCACCCCGTTTAACAACTGCGAAGCAATAGCATGGGCAGATTTGGGACTAAATCCTGCTTTGACTGCTGCTTCCGTTTGCGTTATGTCCTCCGTAACGTAGATCCTAGCAAACTCCTCTTGCTTGGGTGTGATGCCTTTTTCAGTGCGTGGGTTTCCTACTACGTCTATTTTATTTTTATGAGTTTTTTTAGCGAGTACCATTTTTAGTCCTTTAACTTTGCCTAATAGGGGGGTTTGAGATATTTAAGTCTTTTTATTTTTTTCCAAATTAACCGCGCGTACGGAAATACTTTATTGAATCCAATATACATTGACCCTGTTTATTGAACGTAAGTCATTGAATATAGGTGTATAGTCATATATCGTATATCGGAACATCATAAAAAACGTTTTTACGTATCAATCGTGTTTGTTTGTATTTAGCAAAGTCCAATATCATGTGTCAAAAACAACACGTTCTAGTTCGTTAAACATTAGCACGTTATCCGGAAGTTGATCGCGTACCCTTTTATGATTTTCCTTAAACATTAGCGCGTTAAAAGCGTCAACGTCAAACGTGGAGTCGATTTCTTTAAATGTGGTCAACAGTTGTAAATATTGATACAAATGCAAATCGGGCGTACCGCGTATCAAACGTTGGGCTAAAGCGGTGTAGAATTGGTTAGTCATACGTTACTCTCCCCTTTTAGAATCGACTATAATGATAAAAAGCCACTTGCACACCTTCGATAGTTTCTAGGTCTGCGAAACTATCAAGATCTATTTTTTCATGATCTGTTAAGGTGCTAACAATCGCCCAATCAGTATGACCAAATTTGTCATTGCAGATATCATCTATCTGCTCAGTAATATCTCTACTCATGCTTCCCCCTTTTTAATTCATTATATTTAATCCATAACTCCCTGTCAGACGGTTCAACATCACCTGTAATTTGCCACCATTCCTCTGATTGTTTCCAACCCTTGTAATATCTACTTTCAATATCATTTATTTTTGATTGTAGTTCTTCTGCTGTCATGCTTCCCCCCTCCTCCTCGCTTAGCTTTTCAAGCTCTTCACCATTCTCCCATTTTTCAATTAGTTCAAGCAGACCACTAGCACATTCGCTTCTACCCTCATGAATATCAAATGTCCCATCAGTCAATTTTTCTTCACCTTCAAGAATAGGCTCGTTGTGTTCTAGTTCTTCCTCAAGCCATTTTTTCACCTTGTTTAAAACGTCACTCATCACTACTTCTCCTAATCTAACAACGTGTAATATTCAGCGGGGAAATGTTGCCTAAACCAGTCACAACCGGCTTGCACACCTTCCCAATTGCTAGTCATTTCGCAACCTTTGGTAAAATCGTAAACAGCTACGGCGTCAGGCGGTAGTGTACATTTGTCACCAGTGTACGGGTTGCGTACTGTTTCAGGCTCTGTGCCTATCCATAACGTATAAGGAAACTTTCTACTTTCCATTGGTGTTCTCCTTGTTAGAACATTTTTAAGTTAACAATACTTAATGTAACTTAAACCGTAACTGAGTAAAAGGGTTTTTTAGTCAAAATAATCATAGTTTCCTAACCTTTCTTTCCAATGTTTAAGGACGTCAAGTTTGCGCATCTGCTTTGCCAAATACAGTTAAGGAAACAAAACAGTAGCGAGGTCAAGTTTACAACACAACTATGAGCATCGTTCGGGCTGTGTTATTACGAAACACAGTAGTCCTCCTTAATCGTTTAAAATCAAACTAAGTAAATAAAATGCCAACAACACTAACGCTATTTGAATCATTTGTTGTCTGCTTTTGGACCAAATGCTTTGTTTAAAATTTCAGCAGTTTGGTTGTCAATATCAATTTTCACATGCAAACAACCTCCTTGCATACTGGTTATGTCAAACCAGTTAGGACACGTTTCAATCCAGTCTAATAAAGACT